GAAGGCCGACGTCATCGCTGCCATCGAGGCCACCAAGGCCGAGCAGCCTGATGACGGCGCCGACGACGAGGAGCCCCCTCAGATCGGCGCCGCCGATCCCGTCTGATGGCCTTCAGCTTCAAGGCGATGGTCGAGGCTGACCGTCGGCGCACGTTTCTCAATCTCGACGAGTTCGGTGAGAAGCACACCGTCGAAGGCAGAGCCATCGCCGCCGTGCTGGACGACAACGCCCTGAAGGAACGCCAAGGGGGGCAAGAGCTGAGCGTCGCGGAGTCCTCTCTGCTGCTTTATGCGGCGGTCGAGGATCTGCCCGCTCGGCGCCCGGCGGGCGAAGGGCTCAACGTCGACGGCCGCGAGTACATCGTCAACGACTGGAGCGAGGACATGGGGATCGCCACCGTGGCCCTCGGCCAGACTGTCACCATGTAGGAGGTGCCCCATGTCCATCGTCAACAGCATCGAAACCGTCCGGGACTGGCTGACCGCCGAGGTCTGCCCTCTGGTCAAGCTGAAGCTCCCCGACGACAACGCAACGGACGCCTCCTACCCATACAAGCTGGTAAACCCGGCCGCGTTCTCGCTTTTCGTACCATCGAAGGACAGGACGCCCCCGAACATCGCCGCGCCGATCCCGTCGGTCTGCGTGCAGATCGTTCAGGGCGACGACGACCTGCTCCAGAGTGCCCGAGACATCAAGATCCGGCTCTGCTTCTCAGCGTGGGATCCCGGCTACCACGGGCCCGACATCTTCAAGCCGAAGGGCGACGGCAGCGGCACCTACATCCAGCAATACAACGAGGCGGCGGCCTCCTACTTCGTGAAGAACGGAGAGGGCTGGCGTGACGCATGGAATTTTGTGGACACAGCTCTCCGGCTGATTGAAAACGCCGAGTACCTCGGCGACCTCCGCGTCATCAAGGAGAAGGGCATCACCTTCGGCCCCGTCGCGGAGCAAGACGCCGTCCCCGACTTCTACCCGTACTGGTTTGCATGGGCTGAGTTCTCCGTCGAGGAGACCCTGACCCGCAACCCGAAAAGCTACCAACACCTGCTTTAAGGGCAGCCGCTCGGCTGCTCTAATTTCATGCAAAGGAGGATAAGCAGATGGCAAACGAATACCTCTACGGCGCCTACGGCCACATCGGCGAGACCGTGGCACAGAGCGCCGTGCAGGCGGGCACCACGCCGGTCTATATCGGCACGGCACCCGTCAACCTCGTGCGCGGCTTCGGCGAGGCCGGCATCATCAACGCGCCGATCAAGATCACCAGTCTGGTCGACGCTCAGAAGAAGATCGGCTACTCGTCCGACTGGGGCACCTTTACCCTGTGCGAGGCCGTGTACGCGCATTTCAACAACACCCTCGGGAACATCGGCCCGATCTACGTCATCAATGTGCTCGACCCCTCCGCGGGCAAGCACCGCAAGGAGACGGCCACTACCAAGACCCTCACCTTCACCGGCGGCCGCGCCGAGTTCGCCAGCGACAAGATCATCCTCGACACCCTGACCATCGCAAAGAATGACAGCGGCAACTACGTCGAGGGCACCGACTACGCTGTGGACTATAACTTCACCAAGGGCACGGTCATCATCACCAGCCTGAAGGACGACGCGCAGCTCGCCGGCAGCCTGACGGCCAGCTTCAGTGAGGTGGACGACTCTGAGATCGCAGACAGCGACATCATCGGCGGCGTCACCTCCTCCGGCGAGTACAGCGGCCTGAGCGCGATCGCGCTGCTCTATCCCGAGCAGTTCGCGGTCTGCAATCTGATCGCGGCCCCCGGCTGGAGTCACAGCCCTGCCGTCTACAACGCCATGCTGACGACCTGCAAGAAGATCAACGGCCACTGGGACGCCTTCGTCGTGGCCGACCTGCCCCTCGTGGACAGCACCGCGCAGGCGGTCGACACGATCACCAAGGCGATCGCATGGAAGAAGGCCAACGCCTTCACCGGCGAGCGCTCTAAGGTCTACTGGCCGCAGGCTGTGGACAACCTCGGCAACGTGTTTCACCTGAGCACGCTGGCCGTGGTCGAGCTCATGCGCGCCGACTTCAGCCACAACAGCGTCCCTATGGAGACCTGCGGCAACAAGGCGATCCCCGTCATCAAGCAGTATTTCGGCGCCAATGCGAAAAACCGCGGCTTCGACCAGCAGAGCGGCAAGGAGCTGACGCAGAACGGCATCAGCACCGCCGTGGCATGGGGCGGCGAATGGGTACTGTGGGGCGACCATACGGCTGCCTACACCTACGGCGCAGACGTGGATCCCCGCGCGATCTTCGACGTCTCCATGCGGATGCTCATGCACATCACCAACGACTTCCAGCGCGAGTGGAGCCCGGAGATCGACGAGCCCATGACCCGCGCACTGAAGGATCGCATCATCAACCGCGAGCAGGAGAAGCTCGACGGCTATGTCAGCATGGGCGCGCTGCTCGGATCCCCTGTGATCCTGTTCCTCGAGAGCGAGAACAGCACCACCGACGTGATGAATGGCGACTTCCGCTGGGACATCGCCGTCACCCCGACCCCGCCCCTCAAGTCTGCGAGCGTCTACGTCGCCTACACCGACGCGGGCTTCTCCGTCTACTACGAAGGAGGTGACGAGTAATGGCAAACCTGTGGCTCGACCTGAAGGGCCCCATCCTCGCCGACACCGTCTATGTGGACGGCGTTCTCGCCGCCAAGGACGTGACCATCGCTCTGCCCCCCGTCAACCTTGTGACGGCTGACTTCAAGGCGATGGGAACCTACACGGCGCCGCTGCCCGGCCAGATCGAGGCGATGGAGGCGTCCATCACCAAGATCGGCATTGACCTCGGCCTGCGCAGCCTCGTCAAGCTGACGAGCAAGACCATCGAGATCCGCTGGGCGCAGGACGTCAAGCTCTCCGACGGCTCCACCAAGACCGAAGGCTGCAAGGCGTTCCTCCGCTGCGTCTCCAAGGGCATCCCCGGCCTGAACGTGGATCCCGGCAACGCCAGCGAGAACGAGATCGCGCTGGCCGTCAGCCGCTACCAGCTTTTCGTCGCTGGCAACGAATACTGGCTGATCGACCAGCTCAACACCATCATGCGCGTCGGCGGCGTCGACTACGCCAAGGACATCCGCAGCGTCCTGTAACAAGAAGGGCGTCGCCTCCGGGCGGCGCCCTCTATTTATCGAAAGGAGACACACATGGAAAAGCTGACACTCCAGAACCCCATCACCATCAACGGCAAAAAGGTCAAGACTCTGACCTATGACACCGACGCGATCACCGTGGGAATGTTTGCCGATGCTGAGGCCCGCAAGCTCCGCGCGACCTCCAACAAGGGCGGCGGCAGCGCCGGCGCCTGTGAGCTCGACTACTCCCTGCACGCCTATCTCGCCATGATGGCGATCGTCGCCGTCAACAGCGACATCGACGTCAGCGACCTCGAGCGCATCAGCGGCCCCGACGTCATGGAGCTTATGAGGATCGGCCGAAATTTTACTACGGCGAGGTCGGCGGCACAATCCGAGGAAAGCGGCTCGGAGAGCTCGTCCGAGACTACTCTCGAGCCTTCCACACCTCAGTCGGCGAGCTCCGACGGGAACGCCTGACCGACTTCCTGATGGAATACTACGAGGCAGCCGAGGAGGCCAAGCGGCAACGCGACAAGGCCGCCTCAATGCCCCGGAATAACTTCAGGAAATACAGAAGGAGGTGACACTGATGGCAGGCAAAAACAAGATCATGCAGGCCGTCGTCAGCTTCGCCGGCACCATCGACCCCTCCCTCGGGAAGGCGATGGACAACGTCGCGGGACACCTCGACAAAGTAAACTGGAAGGCCGTTGCCGTCGGTGCTGCCGTGGGCGGCATCGCTGTAGCGACGGGCAAGGCGGTCGTCGAGGCCGGGAAGTATCTGGCAGAGCTGGGCGACGACTACAACAAAGCCATGAACCAGCTCTCCGCATCTACCGGCGCCACCGGCGACGAGCTGGACGCGCTGGGCGAGAGTGTAAAAAACATCTACGCGCAGAACCTCGGCGAGGACTTCAACGACGTGGCCGAAGGGCTGGCCGCTACGCAGAAAGCGAGCGATCTGGCCGGCGAAGCGCTGGAGCAGGCCACCGCGGCCGGCTTCGTGCTGCGTGACACCTTCGACTACGACATCAGTGAAAGCGCCAGAGCCGCCTCGGCTCTGATGAAAAACTTCAACATCAGCGCCGAAGAAGCCTACGGCCTAATCGCCACCGGCGCACAGAACGGCGCAGACAAAAACGGCGACCTGCTCGACACCCTGAACGAATACTCGGCGCAGTTTGCGGCCCTCGGCCTGAGCGCCGACCAGTTCATGGGCTCCCTCGTGGAAGGCGCTGACGCCGGCCTGTTCAGCATCGACAAAGTGGCCGACGCCGTCAAGGAGTTCAACATCAGAGCGAAAGACGGCAGCGACAGCAGCGCCGAAGCCTTCAAGGGCCTCGGCCTCAACTCCGACAAAATGTTCGCGGCCTTTGCAGCCGGCGGCGAGACCGCGCAGGCTGCATTTTTCGACACCGTCGAGGCTCTGAACAAGCTCGAGGATCCTCTCAAGCGCAACGAGATCGGCGTCGCACTGTTTGGCTCGCAGTTCGAGGATCTGGAGGCGGGCATCCTGCCCGTGCTCGGTGACATCGAGACCGCAGCCTATGACGGCGCCGCCGCGCTCCAGCAGATCAACGACGTCAAGTACAACGACCTCGGCTCTGCCTTCGAGGCGGTCAAGAGGTCGGCCGAAGTGGCCCTACTGCCTATGGCGTCGATGATCGCCAACACGCTGACATCGCTGGCCCCAATCCTGACCGACACCTTCGAGGAAATCAGCCCGGTCATCACCGACACGCTCAACGCTTGTATGCCGTTTGTGCAGGACTTCCTCGTCGGCATGGGCGACACCCTGAAGAAGGTCATGCCGATGGTCACGGAGCTGGCTGCGGGCATCCTGCCACTACTGGCTCAGCTCGTGGGCTCGTTCCTGCCGCCTCTGCTCGACCTCGCACAGCAGCTACTCCCGCCGCTCATGCAGATCGTTCAGGCTATTCTACCGCCGATCGCCAGCATCCTTGCCACCGTGCTCCCGATGCTGACGCAGATCATCTCGACTGTGCTGCCTGTGCTGGCGAACCTGATCGCCGCGCTGCTGCCGGTCATCACCCCGCTGCTGGAGGTTGCCCTGCAAATCGTCAACAGCGTCATCATGCCGCTGCTGCCTCCGCTGATGCAACTGATCGAGGCCCTGCTGCCCCCGGTCGTGAGCCTGCTCAATGCGATCATGCCGCTCCTCTCGCCCCTGCTGGCTATTCTGGAGCCCATCGCAAGCGTGCTCGGCACGATCGTCGGCTGGGTATCGAAGATTGTCAGCTTCGGCTCCGGCGTCATCAGCAAGATCGCGGGCCTGTTTGGAGGTGGAGGCGGCGGCAGCGCCAACGTCTCCGGCTATGCGACCGGCGGCTTCACGAGTGGCCCGTCCATCGCGGGCGAGGATCCGCGCTATCCGACCGAGGCGGTCATCAGCTTCAACCCTGCGTACCGCTCGCAAAACCTGTCCTACTGGGCCGAGGCTGGCCGGATGCTGGGCGCATCCAGCGAGGCCGACTACGAGCCCATCAGCAGCGGATCGGGCACGGCTGTGGTCTATGACCTGAGCGGCCTGTCCTTCTCACCTCAGATCAAGGTCGAGGGCGACACCGACGAGGACGCCCTGATCCGAAAGCTCCGCGACCTCGAGCCGGAGTTCATCGACTTCATCCTCGAGGCACTCAGCAGAAGGGAGGGCGGCGCCTATGTCACAGCAGACAGTCGGCTTTATTGATTATGTGGCGCAGGGCGGCGACACCTTCGACAGCATCGCGCTCGTCGCCTATAACGAGGAGCGCATGGCGAGCACCATCATCGAGGCCAACCCCGACCTCAGTGACGTGCTGATCTTCGAGGGCGGCGAGGCTGTGCGGATCCCGATCGTCGAGACCGTGGAGACGCCGGAGACCCTGCCGCCGTGGAGGAGGTGACGCCGTGAAGATCTTATACGAAGGCGTCGACATCTACCCGGACGTCAGCGTCCACCGCTGCTATCACGATATGTACGCCGAAAAGCAGAGCGACGAGCTGCTGCTCAAGCTCAACGACACCCGCGAGCTGTGGGACTCGTGGAACCCCAAGAAGGGCGACACCATCGCCATCGAGGACGGCGCTGCCAAGACGGGCAAAATGTTCGTCGAGAGCGTCGTCCCCGAGTCCGGCATCATCACCCTGCGGGCCTATTCCGTCCCGCAGTCTGCGAAGGATAAGCGGAGCAAATCGTGGGAAAAGGTCAAGTTCCTGCAACTGGCTCAGGAGATCGCCGGCCGCCACGGCCTGACGCTCGAGACCTACGGGATCACCGACCAGACCTACGACTACGTCGAGCAGAACAACCTCGCAGACTTCGCATTTTTTCAAAACCGCTGCACCCTCGAGGGCGCGGCGTTTCTGGTGTATGACGGCAAGCTGGTCGTCTACGACGAGGCGTACATGGAAAGCCAACAGCCCGTCGACACCATCACCATCACCCCGGCCAATGACTTCGAGTACCGCGACGAGGGCGCCAACGCCTACGGCTCGGCCGAAGCCGTCAACGGCGGTCTGACCGGCACCTTCGCAGCCCCGAACGGCGGCGACAAGGTGCTGCGTCGGATCCTGCCCTTCCGCATGACTGACCAGAGCGAGGCCGACCGCTTCGCCAAGGGCCTCCTCCGGGACGCCAACAAAAACGCGACCGTCGGCACCCTCTGGACGGGCTCGTTGCTGCGAGACTATGCGGCGGGCTCTGTGGTCACGCTGGCGACCGAAGGCGTTAAGTCGTGGGACGGCACGGCCTTCATCAGCCGGATCCGGCACGACTACGTCAAGACGCGGAGCAAGCTATACCTCCGCAAGCCACTGGAGGGATATTGATGAACAGCAACAACCAAATGATCCAGAAGGGCAAGATCTCCAGCGTGGAGGGAAAGGCCGACAGGAACGGCGACAAAACCACGGCCAGAGTGCTCCCGAGCACCGCCGACAGCATGGTCACACGGCCGCTGACGATCCCGTGGTATCTGCGCGGAGAGATGGGAAACCTGACCCCCGGCACAGAAGTCGCCTATGCTATGTTCGAGGACGGCACCGGCATCATCCTCTCCCGCATGGACGGAGAGTGGGACGGTATCGTCCCGGGCGACATCACTGTCAAGAAGGGCGCGCTCACGATGCAGGACAAGGGCATCAGCGTCCCGTCGGCAGACGTGACCGCCACGGGCATCAGCCTGACCGGCCACACCCACACCGACAGCATGGGAGGCGGCACTTCTGGCCCGCAGTAAGGAGGGATAGACATGGCCGTCATGGCATCATGGAACGGCAAGACGTGGGGCGTCTCCAGCCAGAGGATCGCCGCCCTGAATGGCGTCTCCTCCAGCGTCGAGCTCGACACGGAAAACAGCGACGACAAGGCCGGATCCCCGGCCACCAAGACCAAGGCGCTCAAGCTGCAAAGCATGAGCTTCGACTTCGATCTGGCGTCTGCCGTGGGCGGCGACGCCCGGGGAGAGTTCGAGTCGTGGACGTCGCTGGTCGGGCAGTACGCC